GGCGATCAGGGCGGCGGCGAGGGTGTCGATGGCCTCGCTGGCGCCTTTGGTGCTGTCTCCGGCGTCCTTTACTTCTTTACCGTATCTGTCAATGGAGGTGGCGCATTGATCCGCGCTGGATCGAGCTTCCTCCAGATACTTCTCGTTCTTTTCGAGCTCGGCGTTCAGGCTGTCCAGATCCATCTGGGCGTAGTTCAGCTGCGTTTGCCACTTCGTCGCAGCGTCCTTTGCCCTTTCGTGGCCCTTCTCCAGCTTCGCGAGCTCCTGCTCGTATTCAGTAATCTTTTTAACTGCTTCGTCGTAGGCGGCGGCATTCTCATCCGTGCGATCGCCAAGCTGCGCTAGCTCTTCTTTCGCTGCTGCGAGCTTGCCTTTGACCTCTTCGATCTTGGACGCATAGGAGGCCTGCGCGGATTCCGCGCTTTTGACAGCCTGGGCGAGGACATTGACGCTCTGCTCCTGCTTCTGGATGAGGTCGGTGAGCGCCTGCTTCTTCTTCGCCAGGGCTTCAAGGCTGTTGGCGTTTTCTTTGTACTGATTCTCCACCAGCTCCAGCGCGGACTCGTACTTTTTTACCTCCGAGCTGGCGTCCTTGATCGAACGCTTGTACTCATCCACGCCTTCAACGACGAGCCTGGTCGCAATCGTCCGTCTAGCCATGGGTCCTCCTTACTGCTGCTTTTTCTGTGCCCCGCGCTCGATCTCGAACAGGTCAAAGACCTCGCCCGGAGGCATCATGAGACTCTCCCGCGGGGATATGCCGCACACCGTTGCCATTTTGTAATAATGCGCCCGCGTCAAGCGGGCCTGGCTTTTTTTTCGAGTTCTGCCAGCACGAGATCCACCACGCCCTCGGTGTCCTCGATTTCGCGTCCGTAGCCAAGCGCCACGGCCTTGAATACCGCCAGTTTCAGCGCGAGAATCTCCACAGGCGTGATCAGCGTTTTCGCCTGCTCCTCCGTCAGCATCCGGCTCTTGTCGTAGCCCAGCTGGCGCCTTATGAGCTCGCCCTGCTCAGCCAGCACAGCGAGCACCCTGCACAACTCCTCGAAGGCCTCTTTGCTGTTGGGCGAGAGGATGTCAAAGATCGGCTTGTCGCCGTACATATCCTGCAGGCGGAACATCGCCTCGCCGTTAAACATCAGGTGGTAGTCGGCACCACCGATCTGCACTTTAACACTTTTCATGCCGTTCCCTCACTCAAAGAAGCGGCGGGAAAATCCCGCCGCTCAGCTCAGAAAATCACTGCGATGTTGTGTGCAGTGGTGACGTTTGCCAGCGTGTACGCACCGCCGGTGATGGATGCCGTGACATCATCGCCATTGTCATACACCGCCGTGACAGTGCCGGAGATGTTCAGAACGAAGTCCTCACCATCGGCGACCATCGTGATGCCGGAAGGCGAAGCGCCCTCGGGGCCGACTGCGCCGGAAACCATCACGTTGATCTGGTGCCATTCAGCTACAGACAGCTTGCTGTCGATGTAGGCCTTGGCGGCCTCCTCGGTGTCGAACTCCTTGACGTAGCGCCACTTGCCGAACTTGGGCTTGACCACCGTCAGGGTGATGGCAGCGCTGCCGAAGGTGATGGAGTTGCCCTTTGTGGATGCGCTCTCGGTCTCGAACTTCGCCTTGACCTTCGGGTAGTAGAACGCCCGGTACTTCTTGACGCCGTTGACCATGAGTACCTGATAGTACCCGAAGCCGCCGAAGGGCGCCACGTCGTCCGCGCCGAAGCCCAGCTCGTCGTTCACCAGTGCCGCGCCGAAGATCGCAGCCTGGGCGGTCAGGGTCAGGTTGTCCGTCTCCAGGGCAATGGTGGCGCTGGAAAACTCGGAAACGTCCTCAATCAGCATGTTTTCGGCGTACAGCTGACCGGTGGCGTTGGTGATGGTCAGATCCGCCTTGATTGCTCCGCCCAGCGCGAAGCCGGCGCTGTAAGTGGGGAGTGCGGATGCGGTCTCCCCGGTGATTTTTGCCCATACGGGATACGCGAGTCCAATGGATGCCATATGTAGTCCTCCTTCACAGTCCGAGTTTGTCGAGATAGTCGTTCAGAACCTTCTCCGCAGCTGCAACGGCTTCTGATTCGGCGCGAAGGTTCGCGGCCATCATCCAGCCTTTTTTCCTGATGCCGCGTCCCTTGGCGCCGAACTCATGCACAAAGCCCACATCCTGCGTGGTGGCGGTCTTTGTGCCGCCGCCGTAGGTGTAGGTCCTGCCGCTCTTGCTGCGCTTGTAGGTTTTCGTTTTCAGACGTCCCCGGTATGTGTGGTGCGCACCCCGGGGATAAACGTTGATGTAGTATTCTTTGCCGTTGCCTGTGACCCGGTATTTCTGGTCAGTCTGGATGGACGCCTTCAGTCTGCCGCTGTCCACCAGTCTCATCCGGTCAATTTCTTCCCTCTGATACCGTTCGACGACCTTGCCCTCGGCCACGAGCATCTGCCCAATAACCTCATCCGGGAGCTCCGCAAGCTCTTCAAGGGAGAGCGCCAGCGAGGACAATCCGGTTTCGACGAATTTAGCCACGGGGTATGCCCTCCACGCAGGAGCACTCGTACACATAGTGCTGGCCGTCGCCGTCGGTGAGATCGGTCTCAACCGGCCAGCCAAAGCCTGCATCGAACAGAACGCGCATGATGCGCTCCCGGTCACCGAGCCTGTTTTCACGGGGAGGGCAGAAGAAATGCACTTGGATGGCGTATGCCAGGCACTGGGGCCTGTTGTCCGCGAACTGCGCGGGCTCGACGGCGTACCGGACGACGATGTACGTTGAGGATTCGCCGGTGTACACATTCGGCGCTGTCGGGGCGATGCCCGACAGTGCGTCGATCAGCGTGGAATAAACGCTCATTCCGCCACCTCCGAGCAGTACAGCTCGATCTCCATGTCACCCACGGCGCCACGCGCCGCGTTTTTCGAGCGCCGTCCAGAATAGGCCCGCTCCACCTTGTACAGCACGCCGTCGTGCTCAATATAGGGCTGTCCGGCATAGTCGCACGCCCACATAATGAAGGCGGTGGTCAAAGAGACCCCCGCCTTCATGGCTTCGTAGAACTCCGCCCTGGTCACCGACCGGACTTCCACAGGGACAACGGTACGCTCCTCTTCGATGACGTCGTACCCGTCGGCGTCGACGCTCCTTTTGCTCGGCCGGATCAACGTCGCCACGTCATTCAAGGTCACAGTACTCACCTGCCCTCATGAGGTTGCGCTTCTGCAGTTTATACAGCTCAACAAACCGGGCACGGTTCTCCGCGTCCGTGCCCCGGTTTGCCTGGCAGTAGCACGCCACAGCCTGGATGATTAGAGGATCATCGTCCTTGAGACGCTTCACGCCGGCGAGCTGGAGGTCCTTCTTCCCCGCCTCGATGAGCATTGTCAGCTCCTCATCAAAGTAGTCTGACCGGATGCCCAGAGCGCGCTTGATCGCGTCCAGCATAGCGCCCTCCTGTCGTTATCAGGTGCCCACGGTGATGTAGCCGTACACGAATGCGTTGGCATCGCGGACAATAACGTCCTCCCTCTCCAGGGCGCGGAACAGCGTGAGATCCTGCTCAAAGGCGTTGAGAACGTTTTCGCCGGAGCCAACGGTGGCAATGTTGCTGGCCATGATGGTGGTCTCGTTCCTGTCGAAGAACCAGATGCCTTCGTTGAGGTCGCCGATGATGAACGGCACCTTGCCGTCGGTGGTCGCCAGCGTGCCATTGGGAACCGCCTTGATGGGAATCCTCAGAGCGCCCACAGCCAGCCACAGGTTCATGGGGTTGGTGGGATCCGGACTGAGCAGGTAGCGGCCCTGCTCGTCCTTCAGAGTGTCGAGGTACAGCAGTCCGTCGTCATTGGTGACGATCACCGAAGTGTTGATGTACGCCTGACCGAGGGTCTTGATGAGCGCTGCCTTGATGCCGTCGAGATCTTTGAGATCCGTCTGGGTTTTCGTGGCGATGGCAGAGAGGATCAGGTTATTGCCGGTGACGCGGGAGCCGTCGCCGATCCAGCTGGTGAGAGTGTTGGTGATGTTGGCGTCAGAGTCCGCCAGAAGTTCGTTGGTGACGGGGAAGATGCCGCCGTACTTCTTGATGGCATAGGTCCTCGTTTCGAAGGTAGGCGTGTTCTTGACGCCGATCGCGGTGCCTTCGCCGATGACGGACCACGCCGCCTGAGTGCCCTTGACCTGGAACACCCTGCTGCCGGTGGGGGCGGTGACACGCTCAACGCGGACCAGCTGGCGCAGGTTAAACTGCGCATCGCGGTACTGATTGATGCGGGTCTGAATGTCCTGCGGCACGGTGTAGCCGCCGTCGGAGGCGGAACCGGAAGACATCGTCTTAAACCGGTTCCGGGCCGCGTCGGCGAAGGCTTTCACGCTGTCCACCTCTGGTCCCGTTTCCGGCTGCGTCTTGCCCTGTTCCGGATCACCGGCAATCTTCTGCTCGGCGCGGAAAATCAGCTCTGCCAACTCGTACCGCTTCTGAAGGTCTTCCACCTCGTTCATGAGTCCGGCTGCCTTATCGGTCTCGCCGGCCGCGAAAGCCTTCTTGGCTTCTTTGGTCTTGGCCTCGATCTCGACCAGAATGTCTCGCATTTCCTTGTTCATTCCTTGATTTCCTCCTTGTGTTTATGAGTAAACAAAAAAGCGTGCGCGATTTTGATTCTCACGTCCGCCTCGGTGGTAGTTTTTTCGCTCGAACCATCGTCCGGTTCGAGCTCCGGTTCTTGGTGTATCTGCTTGCCCGTGGTCAGGTCCGCGGCGGGCTCGTCTTCTTGGGCTACGCCACCGTAGGACTTGATCACCCCGGCCTCGCGCTGGGCCGGAACCGCGACGAACGAAATCTCGTAAGCATCGCCGGCACCCAGCAGCTTGAAGTAGCAGAGCTTCCCGTCGTACTCACGCCCATTAACATGCCGGCAGAGCACCTGACGATTGTCCGCGCCGCAGATGGAGCACACCACGGATTTGATGGAGCAGCCAACGGAGACCTCTTTCTTGATGCCCGCCTCAATCTCTGCGATGAGGTCCTTGTTGCTTTCTGTCCGAAGCATGTAGCACCGCGCCACCAGCTGGGCGTAGGTTTCGCCGTTCCCGGTATTCCTGCCCGGCTCCTCGACAACCTCCGTATCGAAGATCCGCGCCACCTGATTCTCCGACTTCCATGCGTGGTCCGCGATGACGGTTTTGCCTTTGTAAAGCTTGGCTAGTTCTCGCAGCGTTTTAGTTGGGAAAACCTCAAAAACGCGGTCGATCTCGTTGTCGCACATCGCCACACGGAAAACGAAAACCTCATCGGCGGTCAGTTCCCGGATGGAAAGCTCATTGATCTTCGCCAGATCCTGCTCGGTTACAGCAGCGCCGGTGACTTGCGCTGCTTTCTGGATCACGTTACTCCTCATTTCGTTTTTCATCCTTCTCACCCCCCTTCCGGTAGGCAGCTCCTGCCATCTCGATGGGCACCATACTACCGTTCAAAAACAACCTATCGGCGTATGGCAGTCCCTCTTTGTCCAGATACTCCCGCGCCTCGTTCGGCGTGTAAATGCCTGCCTGAACGGCAGCTCGCAAGGTCTCAATCTGAGTTTTTTGATCCGCCCTCAGAATTGCGCTTACATTGAACTTGAAGTAGCAACCGGAACGAATCTCGGCCTCCGTCAGCAGCTTGTGGGTAATCTCTTCCTCGTACTGCTTGATGATGTACAGGAGTGTATCCACGTAAAAAGCCAGCTGCTGGGCTTCCGCCGAAGCGTAGCTGGCTTTTTCGTAATCGTTGATCTGGTTGGGCTTGATGCCGAACGCCGCGGCAATCTGCAGCGCAGAGTACTTCTTCAGGCCGAGGAACTCGTTATCGGCAAGCTTAGTATTAATAGGGACCAGCTGGGTGCCGGACATCATGGGGATGATGTTCTTTTCTTCCTTGCCGCTGATATAGTCGTTGATCTTCTTGATGAGCTTTCGCTCATTTTCATCCGACAACTCACCGGTGTATTGGACTACCGCTTTACCTGAAAAGTTGCTCTTGTAGGCCTTATTGAGCATCTGCTGGGCGGTGAGATTGCCCTCGATAGTCTCTTTCAGGATATCACGCACAGGCTTTCCGGTGATACCGTCAAAGGACGATGACGTTTTGAAATGCAGCATGCTGTCATGCGGAATTTTCATCACGCCGCTGGGGCTGCTATACAGGTACCAGACGGCATTCTTCGTACCCCAAAGGCCTCTATCGTCCACCCATACCTGCACGGTGTTGGAAGGCAGGATCCAAAGTCTGGTTTGCGTCCCGGACCCCTGAATCCAGACGTATGCATTGCCGTAATGGTTGCGGTTGTATTCCACCGTGGACCAGAAATGCGTCGCCGTCATGTAGGGGTTGGGGCGCGTGCCCACCAGATGATAAAGCGGATGCGAATACCGCTTAACGACACCCACGCCGGGCTTATGCTGCAATAGTTTGAGAGGCATCTTACCAATGCTCTCGCTCAGCACCTTCAAACACGCAAAATACGTTGCTTCAGAAAGGGCCTTCTTTGGCACGTCGCCGATGCCTAGGAACTCCGCCAGTTCCCGCCAGCTGTCCAATGCCGAAGCAGACTTGCCGGTAAAGGCACGCTTCACCCACTGCCAGGCGTTTTTGATTGCACTCATACGTCATCATCCTCCCAACCCATGAGCCTGAAATAATCTTCCGCGATGTCATCCAGGTTCCTAGCCTTCTTTTGCTTCATGCAGAGCACGTGCGCGTCGATGGCAGCGTCCACCGGGTCGATGCGGCGGGTACGCTTGCCCGGCTCCTTGTCAATCTTGATTTCGCCGAAGCTGTTCGCCACCACATTGGCGTTCACAAGCGACCAGACAAGCAGCGCGTTATTCTCATCGAACTCAACATCGCCCTGCCTGATCAGCAGCTGGAGGTCCTGTGTCGCGTCGTTAAGGTTTCGGGCAGACTGTGTAATCGCGGTTACCGGACAGCCGAAGGTCTCAAGGTCTGCCAGGAACCCGTCCGCATTGTGCGGGTCGTACCCAATTCCCTGGGGAATCAGGTTGTACTGTTCAATGGTTTCGCGTAGAACCTTGATGATGAACCCATAATCGTTTTTGTAATCGCCCACGCCGCCGGTGACGGTGATTAAACCGTCCTTTTCCCATATGTCATACGGCGCGGTATCCGTCTTGATGTGCTCCATCATCCGCCCGCGGGGCATGAAGGAGTGCGACCAGAAATAGTACTTCTGCCGGTTTCCCTCCATAAACGGGATCTCGATGCTGATCGTGGTCAGGTCGCCGCCGCTGGACAAGTCGATACCGATATAGCACGGAGACCCATCGAAATTCGCAAGTGTCCGTTTGCTCTTGCAGCGGATGACGTCTTCCTCACTGACAAAGCGGTTCTCGCCGCCCTGGACCCATATGTTTAAGCGCTTCGTAAGGAAGTCTCGCAGCTCGTTGCCGCCGGCGCGCCTCGCCGTTTCCGCGACGTCCTTCATGCGCTCGATACCCTCCGGCGTCGCGCAGATCAGCGGATTGGCTTTTGCCCAGTTGAGCGGGTCCCAGAGGTCGTCATCCTTGTCTAAAGAAAAAATCATGACGAACTGGGTTTCCTTGCAAAATGTCCCGCGCAGTATCTGCTCTCCGATGCGATGCATCTCGTAGCAAGGGCTGTTCAAATCGAAGCCCGCAGTGGTGATGATGCTGATGAGCGTCTCGGGCAGGTTGCCCGTGCCGCCTTCGAGCAGCTTGTACATCTGGTTGGTCTCATGGGCGTGGTATTCGTCCACGGAGCCGAAAATCGGTCGAAAACCGTCAATCCGCTTCGTGTCGCGGGAGAGCGCACGAATGCGGCAGTCCGTCAGCTTACAGATGATCTCCGAGCGGTAGTCCTTGATGTCAAAGAGCTCCATAAGGTCCGGGTCCGCCTCGATGAACTGCTTCATGGAGTCGTACACAACCCGCGCCTGGTCCTGCTTCGTGGCCACAAGGTAAAGCTGGCCTTTCCGGTACCCCGCAAAGTTGCCGATATACGTGCCGGTGATGCCGTTCAGAAAGGACTTGCCGTTCTGGCGGGCCA